AGGAAAAGATGTTGGTGAGTTTTTAGAAGTCCTTGGTAGATACGGTGCAGGAGACGCCTCGCTAGCAGACTTAGAAGCTGTAGATGTTAGTGATCTTATGGACGTTGAGGGCTTTGAAGATTACTACTATGGTGTTGTACCTCGTTCTGATTTTGACCTAGAGACAGTATCAAACGTAGACGCAATAGACGCTGTTTTAGATGCTTTGCCTGACCAGCTTAAAGGGGTATTTAACGAACAGAACATAACAAAAGTTATTGACGCAGTTTTTGAAGGCGGCATGGATCAAATTAAAAGAGACATGGGTGCTGGAGTAGAAATTATATTTGGCGAAGATTGGAGAAACTGGAAAGTCTTTGGACCTCTTGCTATTCCGGGTATTCCGTTACCGCCCGGTATTTTTGATGTTACTCTTGGAGACATTACAGATGCTGTAGAAACTGTTGGTGGTTCTATTGGCGGCTTTATAAACGATATGATAACAAAGCCCGGAGAAACCATAGAGGGTATTGGTAAAAAAATTGGAGAAATAGTTGAAAATGTTTTTGACGGAACAGCAGACGATCCCGGTTTTGGCGGCACTCTAGGTGGTTTTGGAGATTGGGTCGTAGGTACACTGGGTGGTGGCCTTGGAGGTCTGGTTCTTACTGGTATATACGATCAAGTTAAAGGTTTCTTTGAGCCTTCTGGCTTCCCTATTCCCGGCGGTACAGACGAAGAAGACGAAGATGATACTCTAGAATTTAGTCCAGAAGGTTTTACTCCTGATCGTGAAAATATCGTAGACCCAACAAAGGTTGATTTAGGCGGTTTTGATGATACAGCTGGTTTTCCCATTGGAGGTGGTTTTACAGAAGAAGACCGTGATCGTAAAACAGTTGTAGATCCTACGAAAACTGGAGCAGGTTTTTATTATGGTCCAGATAGTGGTCAAGGCATTGGAGACGCTGACGGAAAAATTGATGACGATGATGATGGATCTAAAGTAACTGCTGGTGGTACTACTAATGGTGCTGGAGATGGCGGCAATGGCGGCGACGGTGGTGACGGTGGTGACGGTGGCGATGGTGGAAATGGTGGAAATGGTGGAAATGGTGGAAATGGTGGAAATGGTGGAAATGGTGGAAATGGTACTGGAAACGGTACTGGAAACGGTACTGGAAACGGTACTGGAGACGGTGCTGACTCTGAAATAACCCTTGGTGGTGGTGAAGGCGTTGATATTGATGAAACCCCAGAAGACCCAGACGAAATAGGTGGTCCGCCTCCTGTATCTAGTACTGGTGGTAGTGTTAGTGGTGGTAGTAGTATGTTTCAGCCACAGAATATAGGAATGCCGGGTATGGGTGATCCAGCGTTGCTTGCTCCATTACAATTTCCAGTTGAAGACTTTTTAGCTGAATACGGAATAACAAAAGGACTGTTTGGGGACTACATAGCATGACATATTTAGATTTAGTAAACAATGTCCTTAGACGTTTGCGAGAGGACGAAGTAACAACTGTCAACGCTAACACGTACAGCAAGATGGTTAGTGACTTTATTAACGACGCTAAGAACTTTGTGCAGAACGCTTGGGATTGGTCACAACTCCGGTCAACCCTCACGATTACCACAGCTGCTGATGACTACACGTACTCGCTTACAGGGTCACAGGACTACGGTAAGATCCTGCACTTGATTAACGATACGTCTAACTTGACTATGGAGTATCGTCCTCAGTCTTGGTTTGACGAACAGTACTTGATTAACACACCAGCCTCTGGCGCACCTGAGTACTACACATTCAACGGTGTTGACGGAAGCGGTGACTCACAGATTGATGTGTACCCTAAGCCTGACGGTGTGTACTCTCTGAAGGCTAAGATTGTTCTTAGAAACACTGATCTGTCAGGTGATTCAGATACACTGGCTATTCCTAGTCAGCCTGTAATTCACATGGCAGTAGCACTGCTGGCGCGTGAGCGAGGTGAGACAGGCGGTACATCTACCCCTGAGTACTTTGCTATTGCTGACAAATATCTATCAGATGCCATCGCTATGGATGCACAGAAGCACCCTGACGAAACCATCTGGTACACCCCGTAGGAGTACGTATGGCCCAGCCACTACAGAGTATTAACCTAGTTGCTCCTGCGTTCAAGGGGATCAACACAGAGGATTCTCCTATTGCACAGGATCCGTCCTTTGCTGAAGTTGCAGACAACGCAATCATTGACAGGCGTGGTCGTTTGGCTTCACGAAAGGGTAATGCTGTTGTTACCACAAACAAGACAGTTTTAGGTACTGACTACCTGCACAACATACACGAGTTTTACGACAGTGCGGGTAACGAGGTAATCTTTAGTACTGGTAACAACAAGATTATGACAGGCACAACTACTCTGGTTGACGCTACGCCGGGGTCGTACACAATTAGTGCTAACGATTGGAAGATATTTAACTTTAACGATCACGCATACTTCTTTCAGCGTGGCTACGAGCCTCTGGTGTACAGCAACAGTCTCGGTGCAGTTACTAAGATGTCCAGTGTTTCTGGTGCGTCTGTTGCGTCTGCACAATATGCTCACGAGGCTATCGCAGCTTATGGTCGTGTGTGGTGCGTAGGCAACGCCAGTGATGACAACACAATCTACTGGTCTGATCTCCTCAAGGGACACGACTTTGCTGGTGGATCTAGTGGTTCTATTGATGTATCTAAGGCGTGGCCTAATGGGTTTGACAAAGTTGTGGCTCTTGCAGCACACAACGGTATGTTGATTATCTTTGGTGAGAACAACACGCTTGTGTACGCTAACGCAGAAAGCCCTGCATCTATGGAGATACGTGATGCTATTCCGGGTGTTGGCTGTGTAGACCGTAAGAGTGTACAAAACATTGGTACTGACTTGATCTTCTTGACTCAGACAGGCTTGCGTAGCCTTGGTAGAACCATACAAGAAAAGTCTCTGCCTATTACTGACTTAAGCAGAAACATCAAGCAGGAGATCATTGCTAACACGTTGGCTAAAACTGAGCCTGTAAGTTCTGTGTACAGCCCTGAGAATTATTTTTATCTGCTGTGTTTCCCAGACCTTAACCTCGTTTATTGTTTTGACGTTAGGGGTTTGTTGGACAACGGGTCGTACAGGGTAACACGCTGGCCTAGTGTGGACTTTAAGAGTTTCCACAGGGACAGGAACGGTGACATATACATTGGTACAACAGCTGGGCTAGGTAAGTACAACAACTACTTAGACAACGGTAACTCTTACCGCTTCAGGTACTTTAGCCCCGGCCTTACCTTTGGTGATCCAGCACGAATCAAGATGCTGAAAAAGATTAGGCCCACTCTGATTGGAGGAAACAACTCAGACATATTCCTCAAGTGGGCTTACGACTTTTCAACATCAGCCAGCAGTAGCACGTTCAGAACCAGTAGTGCTATTCCGGGCTTCTATGGACAGTCTGAATACAACATCGCTGAGTACTCTGAAGAGGGTATTACCCTGAGTAGAAACTCACTAAACACCACAGGCTACGGCTCAGTGGTAAGCGTAGGACTTGAGACAGACATCAACGGCTACTCGTTGTCCATACAGGAAATGAATGTATTAGCACTTGTAGGTAAAACGATATGATAAATTACGATAAAAACAGGGGTATTTACTAATGGGTTTTTTAAGTGATGTTGTAGAAGCCTTTGTTCCCAGTAACATTGAGAATCTCTACACTGCAGACCTTCCACAAGCTACGGCTCCTGATATTTCGTTTAAGCCGTTTACTGTGGCAGGGCCAACAGGGACGATTAGCGCAGGAGAACAAACTCAATATACTTTGTCTCCTTCTGGACAGGCTTTACAAGATGCTCTTGAGTCTGCGGCTTTGTCCCGGTTTGGCACTACACCAGCAGGTGTTGGTCAAATAGGAACTGCGGCTGAACAGGCAATGGGCGTTGGTGGGCAATTCATGGGTCAAGTTGGTATGCCTATGGGTGCTAGAGAACAAGAAGTGTATGACCGTATTAGGGCTACACAGATTGGTGAAGAAGAAAGACAGAGGCTTGCACTGGAAGAGCGTCTGGCTAGTCAAGGTCGGTTAGGTGTTCGTACAGCAATGTTTGGCGGTACACCAGAGCAACTGGCTCTAGCTAAGGCACAAGAGTCTGCACAAAACCAAGCAGCTTTGGCGGCTATACAGCAAGCTCAAGCAGAGCAACAGCAACAGGCTGCGATTGGTTCCCAGTTTACAGGGTTAGGTGCTGGTCTTCTATCACAACAACAAGCACTTGACGCTGCACAGCAACAGATGGGCTTGGGTGCTCTACAGGGCGCTTACATACCGCAGGCTGCTATGTTGTCAGCGTTCTCGCCTGCACTCAGCGTAGCATCTCTGGCAGACGTAGCACGTAGACAGCAAGGCGAACTTGGTCTAGAAGCACAGATGGCAAACATTTCTGGTACTGTTGGTCAAAGAGCCGCACTTGCTAATTTGTATGGCGGCATCTATGGTGGTCTTGGCTCTGGCATAGGCAGCTTGTTTGGCGGTGCGCTAGGTTCTAATATCTTAGATAGAATTTTTTAATTAAAAGGTAAATAAGATGGCTATTGATATAGGTGGAATGCTGGCTAGATCAGGAGCAACTACTGGTCAACTTATGGGGCAAGGTCTTGCTAATCTTGGTACTGGCATAAGTGCTGGCGTAGGTGGTATGTTGACTAGGCGTCGAGAACGCGAGCAAAGACTAAAGGAAAAAGGTATTTTTGGTGGAACTAGAGCTGTTCAACAAGCAGCACAGTCTGGACAACTTACACAAGAAATGTTAAACAGCTATATAGGCAGTATGGAAGGGCTTGGCGTTCCTTATGATAAGTTACTTGGGCAAATAAACAGCTTACAAGAAACAAACGCAGCTGCCATGAAAAAAGCTAGGACAGGAAACTTTATTAATTCTTTAGGTGAAAAGTATGTAGATTTGTATAATGCAGGAGTCCCTTTAAAAGAAGTTAGAGAGCAACATTTAGAGGACAATAAACAACAAGCTTTTCAAACTTTAATATCTAATTTAGATATTGATATAGATCCTGCTTTAGCTAGCAATATGACAGCTAAACAATTATTTGACATTATGGAAGATCAAAAAGAAAAATCTAACATAGTAAAAGCAAATCAAGAATGGGCGACGTGGGTTAAAGAAAATCAAACTATTACTGATGCTAACCGAAAAGAAGGTTTAGCAGCCGCTACAAAAGTTTTTGGTGCTGATGCTCCTGCTAAATTTGCTGAGTTAGAAGCAAAGTACTTGGCTAATGAAGCTAAAAGACAAGGTAAAAATTTAGTTAAAGGTGTTATGACTTTAAATACAGATGCTATGTTTGCTGATATGGTTGGTATGCAAAATAAAAGTAATCTTAAACCTGTAGAATTATCTATAGATAGTAATGGTAACTTAACTGAGGCATCTATAAAATTTTTAGAAGACAATGCTACATCTGCTTTTATACCTTCTATTAATAAATCTTGGTCGCTTGATCCAGAAACTAGTAATACTGTTCTAGGCGGTGATACTTCTACTCCTAGTGGTCAAGGCGGGGAAAGCTCAACGCTAGGTCAAGTTATTGGACCAGAAGCATTAAATGCCGCTTTAGAGGAAATAGGTGATTTTAACTAATGCCAAGTGTTGTTGATAAATACACTGATTACCTTGATGTTATTGATGAAACAGTAGACAAATTTTCTAGTAAGCAGCAAGCTAAAAAGAAAATTATTCAGAAGTATAAAGACACGCCTATTGAAGAAGTACCTGATCAGGCGTTAATTATTTTATACAGCGATGCGCCTGTTGATTCTATACCAGAACAAGTACGTTCTCGAATAATGAATGCTGCTGTTGCGTTAGAAGCAAAGCGCCTTGGTCCTGTGCCTGAAGAAGAACAGTCTAAGTTTGCAGAACAAGTTGATGCTCCTTTAGCTAATTACTATGGAGTTCCCGGTCTTGTTCCCTATACCAAAACGTCTAAAGCACAGCGTATTGGAATAGAAGAAGGCATTACTGATTCAATAAGAACAATTACAGGTAACAAGAAAGATTTACGTGAAGAGTTCCGTAATCGTGTTGAAGTAGCACGAGAAGGAGCTATGGCTGACTATATTACTGGTATAGCAGCAGGAGGTATGTACGATCCAGTAACCGGATTAGCCACTACAGCAACTGCAGGCGGTGCTGGTATGCTGTTAAAAGGTACTCCTATGTTGGCTACTTTAGTAGGTAGTACTGGTGCTGGTGCTACGGCAGGTTCTTTAGTTCCTGTGTATCCTGAGTTCGGTGACAGCAGAGTTAAAAACACTATGTTTGGTGCTGCCCTTGGTGCAGGTATTTCTGCTATTCCGGTAGGAGGAGTTAAAGCTGCTCAAGCGGCTTCTAAGTTGGTTAAGAAACCTGCTCCAGTTGTTCCTCCTAAACTTGCACCACAGCCTGTACCACAGACTTTATCTGGTGGGCGTGTTCAACCTAAAGAGACACCAGTAACAACTGCTACCATTGACATTGAGCCACAAGTAACTCAGTCTACTCCTTCTACATTGAAAATTCAAAACATTGATATGCAGATAGCAGATCTTCAATCTAAAGCTGCTACTGTTGGACGTAAAAAGCGTAAGCCTATTGAGTCACAAATTAAAAAGTTAGAGCAAGCTAGAACAAACGAGCTTAATCGTGCTAACAAAAAGTCTAAGGAAGTAAAAGAACAAGTAGTTGAAATTGAAAATCAAATAAGTAGGTTAGCTTCTCGTTCTGGTGAGTTACAACCGGGACAGGCAGGTGCTAGGGCTCGTATTAAAAGAGCAGAAAGACGTATAGGAGAACTAGAAACAGAAGTCAATACTCTTACTGGTTTTGATTTTGCGCCTAATGGTGGATATCGCGTCAACGTAAATGGTAAACTTTATGATAACCCACGACAGTTAGCCGCTGTTAAAAATAGACTTGAAGTTCACAACACTACAGGAGCAGAGATTGATTTTATTATACCTCCTCCTAGACCTACGGGTGATCCTGTAACTGATGCGGCAAATAAAATTAATTATATACAAATGTCCAAAGATGCTAGTCCTCGTATTGGTTTAGATGCACCGCCTACCTTGTCATCTGCTGGTGTTCGTCCCGCTGTTCAATATGCTGATGAAACTATGCGTGGTGTTGATGAAGCCCAGTTAATAAAGGCTGGTACTATGGCTGAGTCTACTGCACGTAAAAGAGCAGAAGAAGGTATGGGTCGAGACATGGGCCGTACAGAACAAATGACGGCAGAAGAAATAGGTAGACGGGCAACAGCTAATACTACAGAACAACGTAAGAAATTTTTAAGGGCACAGCAAATGGGTCTAGATGAAGAGGACGCTTTGTGGTCTGCTGAAAACCTACCTAGCTTTGGTAAATTTACTTTTGAAAATTTAGAAGAGTCTGCTCGTTTGTTAAAACAAGAAGGGTTTATAGCCAAAGAGTATGACACTCTTTTAGATATGTTGATGGATACTAAGCGTATTTTTTCTGCAGAAGAAATGGAAGCATTACGTCCTTTGTTTCTTGAAGCAGAGCAAAGAGTTGATCAGATACTAAAACAAATGCGTAAGTTAAAGAAAGAAGGTTTAAGTGACAGTGAAGAAATGGTTAAACTTGTCCAAGATTTGTACCTAAATACTTATGTTGCTGATATGCGTAGAATGAATGGCACTGCCGCTTCTCATGTTCTTACGCAAGCTAAAAAGACTAAACGATTTACTGCTGAAAACACAAGGCGTGTTGATGAAGGTAAGTTAATTACTAATTTGTTTGGGGTAGATTGTGCCTAGAAAAGTTATATCAAAAGAATGTGAAGAGGCGGTAGACCGTTTGCTTGGTGCGGTTGATTCTTTACCTGAAGAGTTTACAGCACTACGTCCTGACATTGTTCGCGCTCTTTTGAATGATGCTGGAACTAAACAATGGAGTATCCTTTCTATACTAGGCAGTATGTACACTAACTCCTTGTTAGCTTCTACTGGAATGTTTGGTGCAAACATTGCTAGTGCTATGGCTCAAGGCGTAATCCACGCTCCTAAATCTATGATACGAAATGGTTCGGCAAATAGTTTTGCTGCTTTTATGTCTGTAATGGGAAGGGATGCTGAGTTGTTTACAAACATGGCTAGATACTTTTCATCTGCCATGAAGACAGGTATTGCTTCTGACGTAGCATCAGACATTGTTTTGGTTGCTAGATCAAGAGGGGTAAGTAAAAAACAACTAGTAGAAGAAGCTAAAAAAGCTTACGTAAAATCTTGGGCATCTAGTGATTCTAACTTTAAAGATATTGATTTAGAAGAATTTGCTAAAAGTATTAATTTAACTGATGAAGAAGTAGTTAGATATTTTACTGATATAGAGTACATGGCAAATCAAAAAGTTCCTGATAAGCTATCATGGATAACTATACCTCAAAGAGCGGCAGTAGCTATTGACGAAGCGGCTAAAGTCTTTTTTAGATTTGTCCGTATTGCAGAACTTACTCGTGCTCAAGCAGTTAAAGACGCGCTCAAAGAAGGCGTTGACATTAATGAGTTACACACCAGATACTTCAAAGAAGTTATGGATGTACACAACTCTAGATATCAAGGTGAGTACAAGTTAGCAGAAGAGCAAACAAGTGCGGCTAAGTTTAGAGCAGTACGTCAAGCTAATCTAGCTCTTGAAAAAAAGAGCAACGAAATGTTTAAGGGTTTGTTTTCCAAAGAAGACATACCTTATGAGGATATCCGTGAGTTTGCCTTGAACATGACGTTTCAAAGAAGATTGCCTTTAGAGCAAGGAAAGTCTTTTAATATTTCTGGCGCTATTGCCGCAATAAACAGGGAGAAATCTAGAACAGGTAAAGAATATTCTGTTGCTGACAATATAAAGTCTCTTGCTTTAACGACAGCGTTTCCTTTTGCAAAGACGCC